GAAGATGCGAAAACTCTGATACTCTACTATCAGGAATAAATGAGTACATAAAATATTCCGCATTGGTTGTAAGAGTTTGTTCTATCTTATTTATTTCTGCCTGTGTTGGTTTTGATCCCGAAAGGGATGCCGCTCTCATTTGTCGATATGAAGCCCTCCCGACAGCCACATCGCTACCGAGGAACTCCGAAGCGTCGAATCCCGGCGTACTGATGCCGGTAGCTTCAAGCAGGTAATCGATATCTTCTTCATTGGCTATCACATCAGCAGACTTTTGTACGATAGCACTAACCATGATATTCATTACTTGTGAACGTTGCTCGTTGGTCGTTCCGACAGGCTGGTTAAAGGCCCCTTCGTCGTACATCACCCGGAGACAAGAGATGCCCTTTTCGACATCGCCGAATCCGTCTTCCGAATATTCATATAAAAGAATAGCCACCGTCGCCACGTCCATAAGGTTCTCAATACGGT